CATCAGAAAGAAACTCAGAGTTCTCTCTGCGTATGTCTAATGTTGGTCGCCCCGCTCGACAGCTTTGGTACGAACAGCACCGTGAGTCTGAGCCGTCAGTACCCCCACCATACCTACAAATAAAATTTCTTTATGGTCATCTCCTAGAAGAGATCCTGCTTATGCTTGTCAGGGCTTCAGGTCATGAAGTCACTGACGAACAGAAAGAGGTTACTGTTAAGGGCGTGAAGGGACACATTGATTGCAAGATTGATGGAGAAGTGGTTGATATTAAGACCGCATCTAAGTTCTCGTTCAATAAGTTTCGTGAGGGACGGCTACGAGAAGATGATCCTTTCGGATATATGTCACAGCTTGCAGGCTACGAGGAGGCTGAGAAGTCCTCTGAGGGCGGCTTTCTTGTAATCAATAAAGAGAGCGGCGAGTTGTGTTTATATCGCCCAGAGGAGCTTGACAAGCCTAGTATCAACACTCAGATACAGGATGTGAAGAAAGCCCTGAAGATGGCTACTCCACCTCCACGCTGTTATGAGTCTGTACCGGAGGGGAAGAAAGGCAACATGAAACTGCATCGTAATTGTACGTATTGTCCGTACAAGTTTGAGTGCTACAAAGATGCAAACAATGGGCAGGGTTTGAGAGTATTCAAATATTCTCATGGGCCAACTTACCTAACTCATGTCGAAGTTGCACCAAGAGTCGAGGAGGTTGTGTGAACCGGAAGACAATGAAGAAGATCAACAGACAGGTTAGGATTATTTCTGTTGAGTGGTTGCAAAGTATCATGCCTGAAGGAGAAGCAGATAAAATAAATCTGAAAAACTTTAGGCAGTATCTAAACCAAACATCTCATTACTTTAAAGATAAGCAGTTCTTTAACTCTGCTTTTACTGAAAGGTGGACAAGGAATAAACTGAAAGATTTTTATAACAAAAATCCATATAAACCCATTGACAGCTATACCGTTGCCGATTTAAAATGAAAGCTTTAAGCTTGGAGGCGTTGGTGTTTTATTGCGCCAAGCAATTAGCAGAAGAAGAAACAATAGATGAAGACTTATTGTTTGAGTTATATGTTATATTAAAGATTCATTTTGAAGGGATACCTACAATACATTGAAGCCTAAAATAAAAAAAGGATACAGGAAGGCTCGCGTTAAGCGGCCCATCGAAAAAGCACCTGTTCGTGGATACGATTCTAATTGGGAGTATGAGCTTCACTCAGGCATCTTAAACGAATGGAAGATTCATTCTGAACAAGCCGCCTATATTGTTGAACACACCTATCATCCAGACTTTATCCGTGAGATAGAGGGCAGAAAGATCTATCTAGAGGCGAAGGGCCGCTTCTGGGATCACAATGAATACAACAAATATGTTTGGATAGCTAAGGCCCTTCCAAAAGATATTGAGTTGGTGTTCTTGTTTGCTGATCCCAATGCACCTATGCCCCAAGCAAAGCGCAGGAAGGATGGCACAAAGCGTAACCATGCTGAGTGGGCTTCTTCCAAAGGGTTTCGTTGGTTTTCTGAAGATAGCATCCCAGCCTCTTGGATAGATGCTTCAAAAAGAGAGAGCCTAAGCGATGATGAATGACCGTAAGCGAGAGAGATTAGAAAAATTCAGTCGCCATAAAAGAAAAAAGCATGAGGAAAAAGATGAAGCCCGATTGAAACCGCTAAAGAAAAGAAACAAATACAAATTAAATATTAATGACCTAAATGTTATTGATGATATGGAATGAAAACACCCTGTATTTCTGTATGTAAAACAGAGAATGATGTTTGTGTTGGTTGTCATCGGACACTAGCAGAAATTATTTTCTGGTCTAATTACACTGATGATGAACGTGATATTATAATGAGGAGAATTATTATGAGTGAAGCAAGCCTTGCTAAAATTAATGAACGTCTTGAGGTCTATCGTTATTCAAATGGCTATATGGTAGAGATTTCTGGGCGCTCTGAAGATGGTGATTGGGCCAGCAAGAAAATGATTTTTGCTACGGCTGACGAAGCCTATGACTTTGCAAAAGAAATGCACACATCACTTCCACTTGATAACTGAGGCTAAAGATGAGTACCTTTGAAACAAATGAACTTGGTTCGTATGAGTCTTATATTCACAAGAGTCGTTACGCTAGATATCTTCCACACGAAGAACGCCGCGAGACATGGGAAGAAACAGTTAATCGTTATGTAAATTATTGGGGCGACAAGCTTAATGTAGACGAACAAAAAGAAATCTACAAAGCTATTCATGGCTTGGAAGTTATGCCATCCATGCGAGCCTTGATGACCGCTGGCGAAGCTTTAGATCGTGACAATGTAGCAGGCTTTAATTGTAGTTATCTTGCTATTGATAGCCCTCGTGCTTTTGACGAGATGATGTATGTACTTATGTGTGGTACAGGCGTTGGCTTCAGTGTTGAAGAGCAGTATGTTTCTAAGCTTCCAGAAATTGCAGAGGATTTCCATGCAACAGATACAGTCATACATATACCAGATTCAAAAATTGGATGGGCGAAATCGTTTAGGGAATTGGTTTCGTTGCTGTATTCAGGTCAAATACCAGAATGGGATACATCTAGAGTTCGACCTGCGGGTTCCAGCCTTAAAACTTTTGGAGGTCGAGCAAGTGGCCCAGAACCTCTTGTTGAACTCTTCAAATTTGCAGTTAGATTATTTAAAGGAGCGGCTGGACGAAAGCTTACGCCCCTTGAATGCCACGATCTTTGCTGTAAAATCGCTCAAATAGTTGTTGTAGGTGGGGTTAGGCGCTCTGCGCTTATCAGCCTCTCTGATTTATCGGATGATGATATCCGTCAAGCAAAGCACGGTGCTTGGTACAATACAGAACCACAGCGTGGCCTTGCAAATAACAGTGCCTGCTATACTAGCAAGCCTTCTTTTAATTTATTTTCTAACGAATGGAGTAGCTTACATGAATCACAAAGTGGAGAACGAGGAATATTCAGCCGTGCGGCTAGTAAAAAACAAGCTTCAAGAAACGGTAGACGAGATAGTGACAGAGATTTCGGAACGAACCCATGCAGTGAAATCATCCTTAGACCAAATCAATTCTGCAACCTTTCAGAAGTTGTCGTCAGACCGAAAGATACACTTAACACTCTTCGGAGAAAAGTACGAATTGCGACTATCTTGGGTACTCTCCAAGCCACGCTCACGGACTTCCGCTACCTAAGAAGTATTTGGAAAACTAATACAGAAGAAGAATCTTTGCTGGGCGTTAGCCTTACTGGTATACTTGACAATCCTCTTATGACTTTAGAGAATAAGAATCTTGATAAGCTTCTGACAACTCTGCGTGATGAGGCTATCGAGACTAATAAAATCTGGGCAGAAAGATTAGGTATTCCTCAGAGCGCGGCTATAACTTGTATTAAACCTAGCGGCACGGTTTCACAGATGGTAGATTCTGCATCAGGCATCCACGGACGCTATGCACCTTATTATATTCGTCGGGTCAGGGCTGATGTAAGAGATCCACTGTGCAAGGTCTTAGAAGACGCTGGTGTGCCTTGTGAGCTTGATAACTTGTCACCGAGTACTAAGGTATTCTCCTTCCCTAAGAAGGCTCCAGAGGGCGCTGTGTTCGCCTCAGAGCAGTCTGGTATGGAGCAGTTAGAACTATGGGCCGCATATCAAGAACATTGGTGTGAGCATAAGCCCAGCATTACTGTATACTATCGGGACTCTGATTTCCTTGAGATTGGTAATTGGGTGTACAATAACTTTGATACAGTATCTGGTATTAGTTTCTTACCGTATGATGAACACACATATGCTCAAGCACCATACGAGCAGATCACAGAGAAAGAATACAATCAGATGATGAAGGGATTCCCAGAAGAATTTAATTGGGATCTTAATGAGTCAGATGATTTTACTGAGGGCGCTCAGACACTAGCTTGTGTTGGCGGTGCTTGCGAACTCTAATGGCTCAGACGGATGCAACAATAATAGGCTTCCGCATCCTGATAGATTCAGAAGGGCTTTTTGTCACCGAAGCTACTGAACTTCCTGACGAACATATCGCTAAGATATTTCGTGAAGAAGAAACTCAGATACTGGTTCGTGCGGCAATAAAGTCCTTTAAAGAAAACACGGGGGATATGCACTCTAAGATTGAAGCAGACATAGATGCTATTAACAGGATACTCTAATGATTAGGTTTATTCTTTTTTTAATTCTATCTTATAGTGCTGTAGCGGATACACTAATACAGACAGGATGCTCTAAAGACTATCCCGGCGTTCAGTGGTTTATCTACGAAGACGCTGACGGTAATCGCTATTCAACAAAAGATCCTAGATCTTGGAAATGTGGCTTTCGTCGTTACTTAAACCTGTCGATGGAAAAGGAAGCTGGAGACAGGTTTGATCCTGCAATAGTTAATGTAGACTACCAAGATATGTTGGGGCGCAATGAGCCTTGGGGTATGGTGCATCATTCAACTACTATAGGTAAGGCTGTTAGAGTTGGTAGAGATACTGTCCACATCTTTGGAGATGGTCGTACAGGCGATGGTATCTTTACGCTAGGCAGGCAAGAAATACAGTTCCGTATAGAAGAAGAACCTATATGTGGGTTTGTAGACGAGCCTAAATGGTATGGTAGTAATACTCGCATTGATTGCGAAGGCCATACACAAAAGAGCGGTCAAGAGCTTATTTACTATGGGGAAGATGACGATAGGATTGTAACGTGGGAGTTAGGTGTACTTGTATATGCTTCCCACAGAGACTATGGAACAGACGTACCTATAGAGATTCTTGAAGAGTGGGATGAAGACCATGCCCAGTGGCGCAAATGGGAATATCGCATAGACAAATATAATAAAGTCTACGAAAGATCTGGCGTCTACATAAGATATAAACTAACTAAACTTTATCTTGCACATTGGCACAGCTTAGGGCAATTAAAAGGATTAATAACGGGCTTACCAGTAGATATTACTTTAGGGTACGGCACATCTTATCCAGACACTTGCGGTGTTGCAAACGTAACTACGTATTTTATAGAGAATAAACCTCCTACATCCATGAGCCGCTGTACTCATTACACAGATCTACATGAAATAGGACACAGTGTTGGCCTTGCACACGGCCCAGAAAACCAAGCTTATCAGGCAACAGGATATATCTTTCCTGACTTTGGACATGGCTGGAATGATATCTGCGGCACTAAAGATGATCTAATGTCGTATGGTTACGAAGGATGGTTTCATTCTAATTCTAAATTATACTGCGATGAGATCTTTGATGTGTGGTATGATGGGGTATTAGCAGGCGGCATAGAGTGGTCAGACACTGCTCATGCCCTTAATAGAGTTAGGTATAATGTGTCGTTGATTCACGACGAGAACAAATACGTAGATCCAGACTCTAGGCTACAGCCTATGATGTCTACATCTAGGCGTATTGAAATAGAAGTTATAGACTAGCAGGGTTTACTAACGTCCATTGCAGACGCAATCAACCCACCTGTACTAGCCCTATGGCGAGCCGTCTCCTTTGCAATACCTTTGGGTTGCTTTGAAAATTGCTTGCCTTTTTTTGTGTCTTCTCTTTTCTTTGCAGACGTTGCGGCGTACTCCGAATCTGATAGAGAAGCAATGGCACTTTCTGGTAGATAGCGTTCACCTGTAGCCTCTGGGCCTTGTGTAGAAGGTTTACCAGACTTGGTTCTCCACTTCTGCTTTGTCCAATCCCTTAAAGATTGCTGAGGTTTTTTAAGCGCCATGAGTACTTTACCCTTTGTTAATGAATTTTTTGATTGGTGTGTTTTAGCTATTGCATGGTTTGGCGATATAACCGGAATGGGCTACAACCTTGCCAATATCTTTTTGTTTGTTTTTCTTCAGCCCTTTCTTATTCTTTTGTTTCTTTTTCTTTGGCTCAAGAATAGAAAATAAACTAATATAAAAATTAGCTTTTGTAGCCACCGCCTGCGTCTTTGTATTGCTTGGCAAGAAATTGGGCTTTACGTGCAGACCACTGCCCCGCCTTACCGCCTTTGCTACCCGCTTTAATTTTGTTAAACAAACGCTTACGCATTTCTGGCTTAGTGTAGTTTCCTGCCTCATTAACTTTACTTCCTTCGTTATATGCCATGCGTTGCTCTAGATCAAAGATGCTTTTCATCGTCAACGCTCCATATCAAAAACAGATTTGTATGAGACTCTACCGCCTTTAGCTACGGTCTTACGCTGTTTCATCTCTTGCTTTGCCATAGCCTGCTCCATCTCATTCATGGCCCTTACAGTAGGTGTAATTGTAACTTCGGGTGGAGTATCTTTATCTCGTCCCATCTCGTGCCGTAGTATATCCATACCATGACCAGCCAAGCCTTTGCCTGTAGTCACTTGTAAACCTAAATCGACAACTCCTAAAGGCGTAGGGTTTCGTGCTACTCCAATAGCCTTTCCAAGATTCATAATATTTTTAAGTGCCATTATCCTTTCTCCATGTCTGAAATAGACTTATAAGAAACTCTACCGCCCTTAGCAAGCCTACCAACCCTCATGTTTTTTGGGCCTAATTGCGCTGGGTCATATGATACACCTACAGGATCTTTTTTCTTTTTCTTAGTATTATCTGTAGTTGTTGTAGGCGTTGTCCCGCCTTTCTTTATAGCTTGAGTAGCTATTTTTACCATTGCGCCCAAGCCCGGATTTAACACAGTAGGTAATACGCTTGCTAAAGCTTTAACATCTTTAGTATCTATCTTTGGCATTTTAATCTCCCGGTGGAAAGCCTAACATCTTTTCATTTGAAATTATCCAAGACTTTGGTATTGCAATTTCTGCATCGCCTTGAACAGCTACCCCATCTTCAACAAGAAAGTGTGGGCATATAATAATAGTATCTTTATCTTCGTGAACAATAATTCCACATGAGACTGCTAAAGCTGAAGTAATTTTTTTAAGGTCTTCTATGTCCCTCCAGCCTACGTTAGAGCCTCCAGAGGCATCACGCCATACGATCTTATGTATGGTTACCACTTGACCTTATCAGCCCAATAAGCCGCAGACATCTTTCCGCGCTTGATGTTTCTAGCATGACGGGCTTTGAAACTCTTACGCTTGGCTTTCATACGTGCAGATTCACCAGCCTTTGGCTTGCCAGCAGTCTTAGCGCCTTGCTCACCAAAACGAATTATCTTTTCTTTACCGCCTTCGCAGGCTTTGACAACATGAGACTTCTTAGGATGGCTGGGTGTGCGTCGAGGCTTGTTGCAAGCCATCTTCTTCTTGTCAATCTTGCCGCCCTTGGCAACAGCAAAGCGTCTTGTAATGCCGCCACCTTCAGCCGCAAACATTCTTGGGTCGGCCTCATCAAATCTTAATGCGCCAAAACTTTTAAATTGTTCAGGTCTAAAAGGAATATAAGAATAAGCATCAAGTTCAAAATCATCAACATAACTAGGTTCAATTTTATTTATGTATCTAATCCCATCAAAACCAAAAGACTCAATAAAATCTACAAACTTTTCATTTACTGAGGCGCGTTGTAGGTCTAAATAAATTTGACCAACCATATCAAATTGATTAAATTCTCTATCGAATGGGTCAATGTCTTCACTTAAAAAATCTACAAAATCTCTGGTCTTGTCTACAGATTCTCTAAGCTCTTGAAATTTTGGGCTTCTAACAATATCAACTTCATCTTTTCCGGTTTGTTCTGCAATAGCATAAACAATATCCATTATTACGCTTTTTTGATTTTTTGTTGGATTTATCGGAGTAGAGTGAAACATATCATCTACAGTCCACGTTCCGTCATCTAAATCTAAAGGGTTTTTTATAGATAAATATCCTTTAAAAATAGTAGGCGGTTGGTCAGAAGATTTTATATTTAATAGTGCTTCTAACATAGGCCGTGATTCTAGCTCTGGAAGTTTTCCATCCTGCACTAACTGCAAAAGAGTAGATTCATCGGGGTCATACCTATCAGGGTTCCAGCCTAAAGATCTAGCCTTTGCATTAATCTCATATATTTTTTCTAATTCTTCTTTGTACAAATATTTAGCGCCATCAGGCATAGAAATATTTGAAGAAACTTCTATAAAATCTTCTGGTTTTTTACCTGTTACAGCACTAAGTGCAATATAGTTAGCCTGTCCTTCTGTGCCGTAATGTGGTGCAACTTCGTTCCGCATAGCAAACCGGCTGTCCCAATCATATTCAGGATTAAAAGATATAGCTCTGTATACTGGATGAGAAACAACAGAATTTTCTATAAATTTTTCTAGTGCTTCCTGCCGGTCTAAATTAAAATCACTTTCTCCTGCTTCATCATCGGCTTTTCTTATGGTTCTATCAACCATAATATCTAGATCGTCACCCTTGGTAGGAAATTTTAAATCTCTTGATCCTTTAGGTAAAATAGATTCTAAAAACTTTCCTTCCCTCATTCCCAATACAATTTGCTCCGCTAAAAATCTTTTATGTTGTCGTGAAACAAGTTCAGACTTTGGCTGTACCGCCATATAATCTTCAATCATACTGACAACAACTTCATCAGCTTCATCAACATTTTTAGTTTCTGGAGCATTATTAAATTTATATTTTTCCACAACGCGAGAAATTCCTCGCATATCTAAAATACCTTCAATATCTCCTTTTATTCTTTCGGCGTCTGGGATAGCAAGGTCTGGATCTCTGAGCTTTCCTGCCGCACTGTCTTCAGCAACCTGTGCCATGTAGCCAAGTTGAAGACTAGATATTGGTTTTTCTCCAGTGAGTAAACTTGCTTCTACACTATTTGAAATTGATTTTTGAACTTGGTCAAAATCTAAAATATCGCCAGAGCCTTTTACTACGGCTCTCGCAATCACACTTCCTAATGATGGCATTACTTATCCCTCGCTAACAAACTGATGGGCATATCTTCTTCATCAATAAAGGCTTGACCAGCTTGTTGATTATATGGAAAGCCGGTTAATTTATCTATACGCTCGTCTGGTTCTGTTGGAACATTTGGAACATTTTCAACTTCACCACCTTTTGCATAATATGTTCTTTTACTAGGAATGATTGCTTCTTTTATTTCTGTATCAATATCTGATAATGCAGTGCGATAATCTTGCATTACATCTTTTCCAAAAACAGTTGTTCCTAAACCATATCCCGGTATTTTAGTACCCAAAACTCTGATAGGTTTTTGATAAGCAATTGCACCTACTGCGTCTGTAACTGTCGGGCCAAACATTCCTGCCACAAGTCCCGGCGTTCCTAAGTATTCTGCGTTTTCACGCGCACGATAGACTTGATCGAAAAGAATACCCGCACCACCCCAACGCATTAAAGACTCAACACCAATTTCAGCGGCTGTCTTATCATTATAGCCTTCACCACGAGTACGCGCATAGTTAGATGCTCCTGCAACAGCAGTCATCATCAAGGCTGTCGGGCCAAGTTTTTCAAATGCAATTTCTTTGTCGCGCACTAGTCTTTTTAAACCACGCTTTAAAATGTTATTTGTAAACGCTGTCGGATACCCCATTAATTGAAAAAGCAAACTACCGGCGGGGGTTGTATGTGCGCGTGGCTTTAACCCCGATTGTCTTGAAGGCTGTAAAATAATTTGGTTAGTATATCTTGCCGCCCCGTTTGCAATTTCTTTGTAAAAGTCATCGTTTCGATTTTTACCGCGTGATGCCCACGCCTTAGCCTTTTCTACATCTACACCAAACTCAGCTAAGTCATCCATTTTACTTTGAATACGGCGGGTTATA